CATTAGCAGCTATGAGTCAAGAAGATGCACAGGCTGTACTTTCTACAGATATGACAACTGTGGGATTCTTAACAGGCGTATCTGTAGATCAAAGTGAGATATCACAATCACAACCAGGCACAGAAACATCAACAACTGGAAAGGCCAAGGCTGCTTTTACAGGTGCAAGAGCTGGATTTGGATTAGCTGGTTTACCAGGTGCGGTCGTAGGTGGTCTATTAGGTGGCTTATTTGGGGGTGAAACTTCTACAACAGCTCCTGATCCAGGTAGTGCTACTTTAGGTGGTCAGTTTGGAATGACTGATGCTGATGTAGCTGGTATGTTTGGTGGTATTGAAGGCGGCTCTGAAGCTGGTGAAGGTACAATCGGTACAACATTAGCAGAGCACGAAGGTGGACCTCCATCAACTGGTGATCATAACGCGAGAGCGGAAGATACCGGCGATGGTATAACAACTACACCAACAACACCCGATACGCCTGATACGCCTGTAGTAATAGATGATGGTGGTGGTGGTAATGAAGGAGATCCAGGTCAGAATCTGGAGCAAGATTATCTTGAAGACCTACGAAGACGTAGAGAAGAAAGATTCGGCTACTTCGAAACCAGGCAGTTTCAAGATGGTGGAGCTAATGTATTCGTTGAAACGGCTGCCGGTAAAGGCGGCTTCGGTGAGTTAAATATAGATACTGATGATGATATTGAATTCATCTTTGGTTAGGAGATAATATGTTAAAAGTAGATCCAGATGCAATCAAAGAGAGAAAGGATCAGTTAGCCCAAGATCGTACTCATTGGGAGAGCTTGTGGCAAGACACAATTGACTACATGCTGCCTAACAGGTCTCCTGTTATCGGTACTATAATTCCAGGTGAGGATAGAAGTGTAGTAATGTATGATAGTACAGCATATACATCTTTACTACGACTTGCAGCTAATTTAAACGACATGCTCACAAATCAATCCAGCCAATGGTTTATGTTGGATATTGATGATGATGATCTTGCTTTTGATCCAATAGTACAAGAATGGTTAATGGACACCACAAAGAAAGTCCGTAAGTATTTAGATAGTTCTAACTTCTATGACCAGATACACGAGTTGTATATGGACCTGGGTAGTTTTGGTACAGGTATAGTATACATAGAGGATAGTGATGATGAAGGTATATATATTAATTTTAAGGCTTGCCATATAGGTGAGATATATATTGATGAAGATAAGTATGGTAAAGTAGATACAGTATTCAGAGTATTCAACTACACAGTCAGACAATGCTACCAGCGTTGGGGCAAGAAGGTAAGTGAAGAGTTGCAGCGTAAGTACAAAGACAAACCAACTGAATATGTAGAAATTATCCATGCGGTTTTTCCAAGAGACGAAAGAGATCCAAAAAGTAGAGATAATAAGAATATGAAGTTTGCTTCGGTATGGATGGAGTCGGACCAAAAACACATTTTAGATGAAGGTGGTTATGAGACCTTTCCGTACCTGGTACCAAGATGGATGAAGTCCAGTGGTGAGAAGTTTGGTAGAAGTCCAGCACTTGCAGTTTTAGCTGATATTAAGACTCTGAATGCCATGATGGAAACTGTTATTATAGCGGGCCAGATGATAGCGGAGCCGCCATTACAGGTGCCTGATGATGGATTCACAAGTTTTAATGTAGGACCAAGAGGTATTAGTTATTACCGTTCTGGAACTAATGACTTTATCAGACCGCTTGAGATTGGCAGCAGACTGCCTATTACCTTTGAGATGATGGAAGAGAAAAGGGGCAGTATTCAAAATGCCTTCTTTACCAATCAATTACAGGTTATAGATAAGACAGAGATGACTGCTGAAGAAGTTCGTGCTCGTATGCAAGAAAACATGAGAGTAATCGGCCCGACAATTGGTAGATTACAGAATGAGTTGTTATCAGACCTTATCTTTAGGGTAATAAACATACTCAATTTGAGTAAGGATAACAATGGGGCACCGATACTGCCGCCAGCTCCTCCAGAGATTCAAGGTAGAGAATATGCCTTGAAGTATGTGTCTCCGTTGGCTAAAGCCAAGAGACGTAATGAGTTAGAGGCAATCAATGGTGCTGTAGCTACAGCAACTAATTGGGATGCTAATGATCCTAATGGGATAAGAGTAACTGATAATCTTGATAAGGATGTAGCATACCGTAGAGTTGTAGATATTATGGGAGCTCCGCCTGATGTATTAAGACAAGCAGAAGATGTACAGAATGGTAGACAAGCCCAAGCAGATGCTGCCGCAGAAGAAAGGCAGTTAGCTGGAGCACAGGGCGTAGCAGAAGTTGATGAAAAACGAAGTAAAGCCACTTTAAATAGGGCTGAAGCAGATAATACAGGAGAATAATATGCAAAGAGAAATACCGACCATGACACCTGAATACGTAAAACTGATGGTAGCATTCAAGCAATTCTTTGATACTGAATCAGGTGGCAAAATATTAGAAGATCTTAAATCGTACTGTATGCATGACGCATCTCCAGTCCAGAAGAGAACTAACCAATCAATAGATCCTTATGAGGTTATGTTTTTAGAAGGACGAAGAGATGTTATTGACTATATATTACGAAATATAAATAAGGACCTTCCGAAAGGATAACTCGGTCTTGTGGAAGGCGGGGCAACCGGGTCCGATAGGAGGCTTAAATGCCAGATACACCAGAAGGATTAACCGTAGGTGAAAGCGGGTTGAGCGATGCTCAAACAAACTTCATCAATGAAAACTTTCGAGGGACTTTAAGTGAAGAACAACGCACTCATCCCCTTGTAGTTGATTTTAAGAATGTGGGCGACTTAACTAAATCAATGTTAAACTCACAGAAGATGGTTGGGGCAGATAAAATTATCATACCCAAATCTAAAGAAGATTGGACAGATGTTAACCATAAACTTGGTATGCCGACAGAAGCTAAAGGTTATGAGTTAAAAACACCAGATGGATCAACTGATGCAGATCGTGAATGGTGGGAGACATTTGCTCATACCGAATTACAGTTGAGTAAGATGCAGGCTAATAAAGCCTGGGACGAAATGAACACAAGAAGTGCTTCTGCTCGTGAAGATTACAGTACGAAGAACATAGCCAAACTTGCTGATGCTGATAAATCATTACGAGAAGAATGGGGCGTTAACTATGATGCTATGGTTACTGCAACCAACAAAGGCTTACAAAGAATGGACGAAGACGGCAGATTCAGAGAATGGATGAAAGAGACAGGCCTGAATCAGCAACCAGAGATGTTAAGATTCGCTAACAAGGTAGCACAGTTATTTAGTGAAGATAGAGCACCTGGAGATACACATAGTCCTGGTCCAATGAGTGTAGATAAGGCAACAGCAGAACTACGAAAGATGCATTCTGATGCCCAGAAAGATCCAAAGAATCCTTTCTACAATAAGAAAGATCCTGCTCATGCTGATTATGTTAAGAAGGCAGAGCAATTAGCAGTGGTCGCAGGAGGTAATAGATAATGGGTGTACATACAGATAATGCAGAAAGAAAATGGCAAGAAGAACGGCAAGACGAGTTGATTAAGATAAGATGTATAGAACTTGTTATGCAGTATGCTTCTGAAAATCATAAAAATCTTCCATGGAAACAGGCACAGCGTTATTACCTGTGGGTTAAGTACAACAACCCGGATATGGAAGTTTTATAGGGATAACTCGAAAGAGTCCTAAACCGTTGTAAAATGATAGAGGACAACCCTTTATGGGTCCTAACTGTACTCTACCATAGTGTCCTTAACAGGGTAACACGAAGGTAAAACAAAATAAACTACTCTATAAGGAGACGAACAATGGGTGATATTACAACCTCAATGAAAAACTCATATGACTTTAACTTTAAACTGTTAGAGCAGCAAATGGGTAGTGAGTTACAGGATTCTGTAACCCGCGAAACAATCGTTGGCGAATATAAGTACTTTGATTATATTGACGCCGCAGATGCAACAGAAGTTTTCACCAGAAACGCTGACACTATCAATGAAGATCTGGTATATCAGAGACGTAGAATCAATGTGCGTAGATTCACTTTCGCACCTCTGGTCGATGAATTTGATAAGTTAGCTCTGATTAATGATCCTACAGGCGACATCGTAATGGATGCTTTGGCTGCTTTGGGTCGTCAGAAAGATTGGATCTTGATCCAGGATGCTGGTTTTGGCAGCACTTGGGGTGGATATGATGGAACTACTGAATATACCTATGACACCAACATGAATGTTGCGGTAACAGTCCGTGATTCTGGTTCCGGTGCCACTGGTATGAACGTAGCTAAACTACGTAATATGCGTAGACTGTTCAAACAGCAAAATGTACCGAGTAATTTAAAGATACATTTAGCTTTAACAGCTCTACAAGAAGATGAGTTGCTGGCCTCTACTGAAGTTGGAAGTTCTGACTACAACAGTGTGAGAACGCTTGTTGATGGTGAAACTGACACCTTTATGGGCATTAAGTTCCATTTGGTAGAAGGACAAATTAATAGTCAAGATATCTTACCGGTCGACGGTAGTACTTATCGTAGATGTATTGCTTGGGCTGAAGATGGACTGATGCTTGGAATCGGCGAAGAAGTTTGGACCGATATCCAGCAAAGAATTGATAAGAACTATTCTTACCAAATCTATAATAAGATGTGGATCGGCGGTATGCGTACTTCCGAGAAGAAAGTTGGAGCGATTCTTTGTTCTGAATAAAATAAACTATAGGAGGCTATTTAAATGGCTACAGTATATGGCGTAAACGCCACTAAAAACAACACTCCTAATCATCAGAACATTCTCGATCCTGATGTGCAGGGAGGCCGTGTAAGATGGATTCATGATGTTTATGAAGCTGCTGCAGCACCATCCGGTACTAATATCATAATGGGTGGGTTGATTCCAGCAGGAGCACAGATTGTACCTGGAGCATCATTTCTGTATTGTGATGATACTGGATCAGCTAACGCAATCATTGGTATAACTGAAGATGGAGAAGAGTTGATGGCATCTACTACTATTGGTACAGCGGCTGGACTTCCACTGGCTCATACAGTAGATCTGTTTGGTACGAAGTTGACTACCGCGAGTAATGTTTGGGTACAAATCGATGGAGCAACTACTGGCACTTTAAGACTATCTTTAATGTATGTAATGGCGTAAAATAAAACAGGGGCGGCTTAACGTCGCCCCTTATAAAGGAGGCCACAATGGCCACAGTTTACGGAGTAAACGCCACTAAAAACAACAATATCGCAGCACGTTTTCAGAATGCCTTACCGGTTGATGAAAATGGAGGTCGCTTGCGTTGGGCAACTGATAGTTACGAGTGTGCAACTACTGCTTCTGGTACTGATATCATCCTTGGTGATAAGGTTCCAGCTAATGCACAGATTCTACCTGGATCTCGTTTGTATTTCGATGATCTTGGTACTGGTTATATGAGTGTAGGTACTTCAGTGAGTGGAGTCGATCTGGCTCCAGCTAATACAGATGTTGGTTCCGCAGGTAGTGTTGTTCTAAACAACACGGTAGACCTGTTTGGTACTAAAACATCTGCTCAAGTGAATATACACTGTACACCACACTTTGCAGGTACTGCTACTGGTACTATTCGTTCATCTATTTTGTATGTAATGGCGTAAAATTTAATGGGGCTCTTTCGAGGGCCCCTAAATCTTGGAGGTTAACATGGCTTCAAAAGTTCAAATGTGCAATGCTGCACTAACAAAAGTAGGTGGCAATGCTATACTTTCTTTAACAGAAGCAACAGAAGAGGGCAGACAATGCAATTCCAGATTCAACGAAGTTGTTGACTTCTTACTTCAATCACACCCCTGGAACTTTGCTATAAAAAGAGTTACCTTAACTCCTCTTGCTGAATCACCTGATCATGAATGGGAGTATCAATATTTACTACCTACCAATCCGTATTGTTTGAGATTGTTAGATATCTATAATGATTATCCTCATAAGGTAGAAGGTAGAAATATACTATGTAATTATACACCTATTAGTATTCATTATATTCAGCGTATTGCCGATGTAAATCAACTGTCGGCTATGTTCCGTGAGTTATTCGCGTTGAAACTGGCATCAGAGTTTGCTTATCCGATTGCTGGCTCAAATGCTGTAAGACAGGACTTACGAACAGAGTTTGCTCAAATGTTGAGAGTGGCACGATCAGTTGATGCTCAAGAAGGTACAGCTGATAATTTTAGAACTGGTTCTTGGATGAAAGATCGAGGCAGAAAATCAAATAGCTTTGTTACAGCAAAACAATATTATTAAGAGGAGATAACTATGGGTAGGTATACACCCCTATATGCTAACTGGACAGCAGGAGAGTTATCTCAACGGCTGGCTGGTAGAGCAGACATAAAAAACTATTATTCAGGAGCATCTGAATTAACAAATGTAGTTGTATGGGCACACGGAGGTATTACCAAGCGTGCCGGTACTTATTACAAATCTACAGCTGTTGATTCTACCAAACCAGTAAGGTTGATACCTTTTGAGTATAGTACAACACAAGCATATGTAATAGAATTGGGTGATGAGACAGCAAGATTCTATATGGATAGTGGTATTATAGTATCAAGCGGTACCACACCTTATCAGATATCTACACCATGGCCAGCAGAAGATGTAGCATTAATAAGATTCGTACAATCTGCTGATGTAATGTACGTAGTACATCCAGATTACAAACCATATAAACTTACCAGAACTGGGCATACTGCCTGGACTATAGAAGCAATGGACTACCTAAACGGTCCTTTCTTGGAAATGAATGAAACAGAGATAACCATTTCTGGCTCTGCAACTACTGGCTCGATATCACTTACAGCCAGTGCAGCAATCTTTGACGCAGATCACGTCGACTCCCTATGGAAAATACAAGATGACCTAACCGAATCAGTCACTACCTCTGGTATTAATACTTTTACCAGTGCGATACAGGTTGACGCAGGTGAGGACATTATAGTGCAGTTAAACGGCACTTGGGCGGCTAATGTGTACCTACAAAGATCACTGGATGAAGGAGTCAATTGGTTAGACTATAAACTATTTACTACTAATACTTCTTTAAGTTATACTGAATCAGTAGATGGTACTTTCTATAGGTTGGGTATTAAGAATGACGGTGATGATTATACTTCAGGTGAAGTTGAAGGGGCCATAGTTAAGATGGCAGAGTGGGGTACAGTAAAAATAACTGATTATGTAAGTGATACAGTTATGTCAGGTACAGTAGTCAGAGAACTACCAAGTGCAATAGCTACCGCGGACTGGTTCGAAGGTGCTTGGTCAGACTTGAATGGCTGGCCAGAGACTGTAGCTTTCTATGAGCAACGATTGATATTTGGTGGAAACTTCTACAGACCGCAAACTATTTGGGCAAGTAAAACTGACTCATACGAGGACTTCAATGAAGGATTATCCAATGACGACGATGCATATACCTATACAATGGTTTCGAGTGATGTTAATTCAATTAGATGGATGGCCGACGCCGACACCCTCCGAATCGGAACTGTTGGAGGAGAGTGGAGGTTCGGACTACGCGATAGTGCGACTACCCCAACAAATGTTGATGTTAGGCGGTATAGTTCTCAAGGATCTGCTGCAATTCAAGGACACTTGATAGGTAGCAGTGTATTATTTGTACAGAGAGGTGGTACTAAACTTCGTGCTATGACATACGACTTGGCACAAGAAGCTTATGTTTCACCAGAGATTACGATTAGAGCAGAGCACATGCTAAAAGAAACCGGCGGAGTCAAAGAGATGACTTACGTTTCACGACCTGATCCAACTGTCTGGATGGTGACAACTACAGGTACATTAGTAGGATGTACATACGACCAGATAAATGGTATCAGTGCATTCCATGAGCATGAGACAGATGGTTATTTCGAATCAATAACCAGTATACCTGGTACAGATAGAGATGAGGTCTGGGCTGTAGTAAGGCGTACAATAGAGGGCAACAGTGTAAGATATGTAGAACAGTTTCAGACTACAGAATGGCTTGATCAAAATGATGCCGTTCTGTCTGATAGTTCATTAACTTACATAGGGCCAGCTTCTACTACAATATCTGGTTTGGAACATCTGGAAGGTAAGTTGGTTTATCCAGTTACTGACGGGGCTACGCACGAACCGATGACAGTAGTAAGTGGAGAAATAACACTGAACTGGGAGGCTAATAAGGTACATATAGGATTACTCTATATCTCTGATGGTATTACAATGTCTTTAGCACCTCCTATTGAGGCTGGTACTTCAATTGGTAAGCGTAAGAAGAATATGAAACTAATAGTAAACTTCTATAAAACTAACTATTGTAAGATTGGTGCCGCTGGACATGATTTAGACATTATCCCGTTTCGTGATTCGAGCATGAATATGGATGAAAGGGTACCTTTAGTAACAGCGACGAGAGAAGCAGCGTTTCCACACGGATATGAGAGAGACTTAAAAATACAAATCAGAAGTGATCTACCATTACCATTTTCTATTGTAGGATTAGCACCGGTAATGATGAGTTCACCAGTATAAGGAGTAGCAAATGGGTCTATTTAGTAGTGTTTCAAAAGTAGTTAGCAGTATAACTGGCGGCGGTAGCAGCAGCTGGATAGGTGATGCTGTAGGACTGGCTGGCACAGTTTTAGGCTACTTCGGCAGCGAGGATGAAAAGAAGGCTGTTAGTAAGGCTGCTGATAGACAAGAAGCTGAATTGATTCGAGTTGCCATGGCTAATAAAGAGATATCTCTATATGATGCCAATGCAGCAAGAAATATCGGCATTACTCGCAGATTCGAAGCTGATGCAGAAGCCGGTATAATGTATAATAATATGCAGAAATTACTGTCGGCACAGAGAGTACGTTTTGCTAAATCAGGTGTGGCTCTGAAAATGGGTACGCCTGTTGATGTTATGGAGCGAACTACCAGGGCAGCTGCTAAAGATATAATGAATATAAAATACAAGGGCAGATCGGCAAAAGCAGAAGCTGATAGCCTGGCACAGAGATATAAACTACTGGGCGACAAGGGTATGCGTGATTCAGCTGCAACTGCTTCACTTATTCAAGAAGCGGCCGCGGACAAAGAAGATGCAATTACTTGGAATCAATGGGGCACGGTAGCAAGTGATATCTATGGGTGGGTTAAATAGGAGATAATATGAAAATACCTACATACGGTCAAGAAGTTATACCAAAAGGAGCACAGGAGCAGGTATTTAGGTCTGGTGTCTTGAGAGAAAGTCCACGACAGATACCCACATTAGATGCCTCTGCCAGGTCCAAACAAGGCGTTGCCGGAGCTATGAAGGCCATTGGCGATGATATAAACCAAGCCTATATGCAAAGAAGAATAGCCGAAGGTCAGGTTAAATCTCTTGATGAATATACCAAACTAAATGATGAGATGATGGACCCTGCATTCAAACAGGCTGTGGCTTATGAAGATTGGGATAAACACTACAGAAAACGTAGTACCCAGATAAATAATAAAATAGCTAAAGACTATAGAGTAAGGTCTATTAAGGGTAATAGTCTACTCAAGAATCATCTTGATACCGCACAGATTAAGTATGGAGCTCAAATAGAGAACCATAAAAGAACGGTGTTGGTAAATGATATGAAGTTTAACACACTCAATGATCTTGAAAAACTCTCAAATGAAATCGTAGCGGCTAACCGTAGACAAGATACTGTTGGTATGGAGACTGCCTGGAAGGTTGTTGATGGTGTCATGGCAGGAGCAGTTAAGGCTGGTATTTTTTCTGCTGGTGAGGCACAGAATATCTTTAAGAACTTCCAGAAAGATACACAAAGAGGGGTCTTTGTTGACCTTATTGATAACAATCCAGAGACTGCAATGACCATACTTGATAACTGGGAGAACGAGGCTGTAGCGTTGGAGAGAGAAATAGCTGCCGCTGTAAAGGCTGGCGATACAGAAAAAGCTGCAAATGCCAGAGCGAAACTTGACAGTATGGACATGGACTTAAAAACCATAGATTACTGGCAGGCACAGGCAGAAGCTGAATTAGTGAGGCGAGCAAAAGCCAGAAAGGCACGTGAGAAAGAGGACGAAGATATGATAAAAGCTTTACAGTCTCAAACAGCAGTAGCACACTGGGACAATGTAACTTCAATAGCCGATAAACTTGTACAAAGTCCACATCATCTTGAAAAGATAGATATGTATAAAGAACTTGATAGGATACAGAAAGTTATACTGGTAGAAGCAACTGGTCAGGAGAGATTGATTGATCCAATAGAAGCACAGAAGCTGATGAAACACATGGAAGTCATAAAAAGAGGCAGAGCTGATTCAGATCCTAATAGACTATCTTACTATAATAATCAAATTAGTGCTGGAAAGATAGATGATACATTAAAGAATCAACTTGGTACTGACTTTAGAAATGGACGATTGAGTCAGAAAGATTATAATGGACTACTAAAGAATGCTGATACTGCTGGTATGACTAATGCAAGAAAGATAATAAGTTCTGGACTTAATGCCAGGGCAATAGGTAATGATCCAACATTTGCTATATATAAACAAGAAGTTGAATTTGCTCATGCGGCCGCAGTAAAAATGTTTAACGATAAGGTAGCCACAGCTGATACTGCGAAGTTAACCGTAGAGAATATAAACAAGTGGGCTATGGATTCTGTAAGACTGAACATGCCTGTTCAACTTAAACAAGATATTGACGAACTCTCCGAAGAGTTGAAAGCACAGAGATTCCAAGAAGTGAAAGATGAGTTCGATACAAAGACATCTAATGTTATTACTAATATTAAAGTAAAGGGCGGCCATGCCACAAGAGCTGATGCAGAAGCTGCCAATAGAGAAATAATTAGACTTAATAAAGAAAGAGAAAGAAGAAACAAAGAAATAAGAGATCATTTCGGAATGAAGATTGAACTTGAACGATTGGGTTTCTATCAAGTACCTAAAAATAATTAGACAAAGAGGTAGACATGGCTGACAATAATACAGAAAAAGGTTTGGGTGAATCTATACTTGAGGGGCTGGATAAGTTACTCCGTCCCGCAGAACCTGTTGTTAAAGAGAAGGGGCTTGAAGCAGAAAGCAGACCAACGGAGAATATATACGAAGGTCTTGACGCCCTTAATCAGGCTATGGGTAATGGTGAGATTCAGGGACAGGTAGATAATAGAATGGAGGAGTATGCTGCAATAGATACCCAAAAGGCAAAAGATATCTACAACCAAACTAAAGGTATAGATGATCCTTCTTTCGAAATAAGCCAGGATCTTAAGGATATTAAGAAACCACACGAAGAATTTAAAGAACTTGGTAGAGGTATTGTATCTGGTGTCACTGGAATGGGTGAAGCTGTAGGTACAGTAGGTAAATATGCTGGTAATAGGATGATTGCACCTTTACCATATGAGCAAATGAGTGCTATGGAACAGCAAGAGGTAATGGGCCGTAGAGGTCAGTATATCAACGAAGGTATGGAACCTGATGCAGCAATGGGTAAAGCTGTTAATGATATCAATAATAAGGCTGCCGCTGCAAATAAAGATATGGCTGGTGTATTTATAGGCCAAGGTGAACTTATTGAAAAGCATTGGGGCGGCATAAGACAGAACTGGGGACCTCCAGAAGAGATATCAGGCAAAAGAGTATGGGATAACCCAGAATTACTACGAAGTCCTACCTGGTGGATGTATAATGTTGGTAATATGATACCTTCATTGATGTTAACTATGGGTACTGGTGCCAGTGCGAGTGCCGGTATAAAGGCAGTTGGTACTTTTATGGCTATGAGCCCAGCAAGAGTAGCTACACTTGCGAGATTGGGAGCAGCAGTTACTGGTGGTGCTACCGGTGGTGCTTTAGAAGGAGCTGCTACATATAGAGCTGTAATAGATGCTGGTGGTACAGAACAAGAGGCAGCCAGAGCAGCAGAGATGATGGGATTTGCTGCCGCGGGTCTTAATGCTATTGGTACTGATGTATTACTAAAAAAACTTGGTACTACATTTGTGCAAAAAGCTGCTGGTCGCGGTATAAAGGGTTTTACAGAAGGTGCAACAGAAGCATTTGAAGAGCCAGCAGAGGTCGCTGCAAAACTATGGGCTAAATACCAAACTGGTCAGCCTATGCCAAATAATATAAAAGAGTTATTTGAAGAGTCAATGAAAGAAGCTATGGATGTATTCTTTGTAGCCGGTTTGGCTGGTGGTGGTGTTGCTGCAAGTCCGAGGACTGTAGGAGAAAAACCTTCGATAAATATAAATCCTATCTCAAGTAGAAGTCCTTTTTCTAAATATAAAGGTAGATGGAGAGTTACACCTAATGGTTTCTTTAGGGGATGGACTGCCCAGACTGAATTTAAAACTACCAGAGAAATGCGTAAGCAGCAAAACACAATGAGAAAGTTTAACAAGAGAATGCAGAATAATCGTAAACTAAATCAGTCATTGATGGAAGCTGAAGACTTTGCTGGATTTCCGCTAAAAAAAAAAAAAAAAGCAATATTAAGCACACCTGAATCAAGACAGAATATTATTAATGAAGCATTTAAAGAAGAGCTTGCTGTAGAAAGTAAGACTGGTAAGTCAGAAAAGTTAAGAATATTAAGTGAAGAACAACAAGAGATTGTTAGGATTTTTAAAGGGAGTGCTGCATTTAAACAAAATCAAGATAGACTGAAAAACAATCAGGCTATAATAGATATAACTGAAGAAGATTTCGCTGGGTTTCCATTAACAGATAAACAAAAAGCTGCAGTTAGTACGCCAGAAGCAAGGCAAGCGATTATAGATGCTGCCTTCGAAGAACAAACTCCTGTAGAAAGTAAAACAGGTAAGTCAGAAAAACAAAAAGCAAAAGATAAAGAAGTTAATGATCTTATTAGGATGATTAGAGAAAGTGCTGTATTTAAACAATCTCTTATTGATGAGATGAGTGATCCAAAAGAACAAGGTGAGTATATAAGAAATATACATGAGACTTATGCAAACTTAAAAACTCCTGAAGAAAGACAAAGATTTATTGATAAAATAAATACAGACGGTCCGTTTGATAATCCTGCTGATAATCATGTATTCGGTGAATCATTGAGAACTGATGAAGATAGAGTTGGTAAAGCAGCTAAAGATAGACAGAAGACTATTGACGATTTTATAGAAGAAGAAGCGGCTGCTCCAGCAGCAGAACCAGCAGTTGAAGGTACTCCAGCAGTAGAGGGTGCTACAGAAATTGAAGTCGATCCTGAAGCACAAAAAGAAATAGATACTATAAAAGCAGAAAGAGCAGAAGTAAATAAGAGAAGTCAGGCTAATCAATTAGATCGTAATCTTGGAAGAAACACAGTAGAAGAGTTTCAGAAAGAACAAAAGAATATAACCGAAACGAGAATTGAGTTAGATCATAAAGCAAGAGTTGCGGCAGGAGAAAAAGAAGTAGACGCACACAAAGANNAAAGAAGGTATGAAAGACCAAGATGCCAGAAATGTTGCTGATATTGCACCTAACCGTGCTGCTTTTATGGCGAATGCTAATGCAACTAAAGAAATAACACCAGAACAAGCACTTGCCTTTACAAATATAGTAGATGCAATGGCTCAATCAGCAGTGAATAATGGTTATGTTAAAGATGTAGATGAGTTCTACGAGAATTTTAATATTAAAACACAAGAGAAGGCCACTGGTCCGCGGGCAGAACAAGTACAAGAAGCTGGTGGCGTGATAAAAGGATCAACTAAAGTAAAAGAAATATTTGATAATGTACAAAAAACAATGTTATTATATGATAAAGCTGATATATCTACACTAACTCATGAGTATGCTCATATTTTTGAGGGTATCCTATTCAAGTATTCAAGTGAGGATTTCAAAGCATTAGCTGACTATGTAGGTGTTGATCAGTTTTTTGACCCGGTATCGTGGACTAAAGATAAGCATGAGAAGTTTGCCAAGGCATTCGAGTTATATTTAATGGAAGGCAAAGCTCCTACGCCAGAGTTGCAAACAGCGTTTAGTAAGTTGAAGACATGGCTTGTGGCAATTTATGATGGTTTGAAAAATAGTAATTACTGGACTACTAATGAGAATGGTGAGAATGTACAGATAGAAGTTTCTCCAGAGATAAGGAGTTTATTTGATAAATGGCTTGGTGCAGAACAAATAAAAGAGGCTGATGCAGAATCTATTGATAAAGCTGTTGCTGATGGAAAGATTTCTCCAGAAGCAAAGACGCCAATGAAGAAAGCAAATGCACAGGATATCGATGCTACTGTTGTTGTTGCTGGAAGAAATGCTGAATCTTTAGGTATATCTGAAACTAATGAATTGGATGAAGAAGTAAGATTCGATGAGAAGGGCCAATGGATTCCAAATGAGCCAAGAAATAAAGATGAAGAGGTATTTCAATCTGTAGGAGAAGAAACACTTGAGGCTAAACTA